GCCGCCAGGTTGACCGCGTCGGCGAGATCGTTGCCGTTCTCGGTGCCGCCGACATTCCAGTCGGTCGCCGTGGTGAAGTCCTCGTGATGGATGGTCGACGACGTCTTGAGCACCGCGTTGGCCGGGAACCGGCCGATGAAGATCTGCGCGCCGGCGTCGAGCGCCGCCGAGGCGAGCGTGAGGGTCGACCAGTGATGGCGGACGCGCCCGCCGTGCTTGCTGGACTTGGTGAGCGGCACCGGCACGGTCGCCGGGTCGCCATAGACGTCGGTGTAGTTGATCGCGGGCATCGCTGCCTCCTTGAAAAGTTTCCGTCTCGTAAGGCGCTGTCATCCTCGTCCTCGGGCTTGACCCGAGGATTGACCCGAGGACCAAGGGCGGCGCACGGCGTGCGCGCCGCCCGGTACTTGCCCTCGGCCCCGGACTTGATCCGGGGGACCCGAGGGTCAGGCCGGTGTTACGGCTCCAGGCACTTGATCTCGACCACCTTGCCTTCCTGCCCGCGGGCGGCGCCGGAGGTGAAGGCCGCGTAGAGCTGGACGTTGAACTTCTTGCCCGGGTTCTTGGCCGCCTCGACCTGGGTGAGCTCGTCCCAGTCGACCAGGTGCATGCCCGACGGCACCCAGGCCGGGATGCGCCGGAAGCCGTTCGAGTCGACCGGCAGGTCCTCGAGGAACACGAACTCCATGTTGAACAGGCCGGGCAGCTCGCTCTTCTCCAGCGGCCGGCCCTGGATATAGTCGCCATGGATCGCCTTGACGTCGTCGAACAGCTCATCTTCCTGCTGGGCGGTCATGCAGACCGTGATCCGCTCGCGCATCCGCCTCTTGAGCACCTTGTTCTGCCGGAACAGCTTGCGCGCCGTCTGCAGCTTCTTGACGTTCATGCCGGTGTCGGCGGCGGGCGATGACCCGACCTGGACGCCGACCACGGGCGAGACCTTGGCGCCGGTGCCGAAGGCGCGCGTCGTCTGGCCGGTCTTGCCGGTCGCCTTGTTGCCGAAGAACGCCGGGATGATGACCTCGTAGTCGAGGTCCTCGCCGAGGCCCCAGATGCAGGCCTGGCTGAGGTTCGAGGTCGGGTCGATCATCTGGCGCAGGTTGTCCTGCTTGTCGATCAGGGTGCCCCAGTCGTAGCTGATCGGGTGCGCCCAGATCCGGTCGCGGGCGACGTCGTTCTGCGGCGTGTCGCCATAGCGGTCGTCGTTGCGCTGGCCGCGGGTGGCGCCGAACAGGTCGATGGTGACCGCGCCCTCGCCCACGCCCTTCTGGCCGGTGGTCATGAAGGGCCGCAGCACCGAGCCCTCGTTCTGCAGGGCGTGCTCGATGTTGCCGCGGAAGGTGAGCGTGTAATGAAGGGGGATATCCCCGGTGACTTCAGGCATGGTGTGCCCTCCAAATGATCCGTTCGAATTGAACCGAAAATCGGAGGGGTTGCCCGCATCTGGGCCCGGACTGTGGATCCGGGCCACGGACCCGACCTTCCCCGTGTCGTGGGGCAGGCGACCTGTCTTTCCAGGCCGTCACCGGACAAAGCGATCGCTCTCGCAGAGTTACCCGGTGAAGGGTGCGGGGACTACGAGGCCTCCCCGCTGGCCATGGCGCGAACGGTGAGTCAGTTCGCGGATTTTGTCAAGCGCGAAGCGCCCCGGACGCGATCCGGGGTCTATCCGGCGAGCCGCTTGTGCAGCGCCTCCCATTTCTCGACCGCTTCCTTGTGGCCTTGCGCCCGGCCGTTGTGCAGGACCTCCATGAAATCCTTGTTCATGCGCAAGGCATCGATCTCGGCCTTGGCCGCCATCGCCGACGTGCCGAAGCCCGAGGAGCCTTCCATCGCGCCTTTCAGCTGGTCCTCGCCCATCAGCTCGCCGATCTTGTGGAACAGCTTCATGAGCACCGGGCTGTCGATCTTGGCGTTGATCGCCTCGAGCTCGCCCTCCTCGAGCCCGAGCGCGCGCGGCACCGCCTTGGCGATCTCGGTGTTGCGGTCCTTGTCCGCCCCCCAGGCCTTGTCGAGCGCCGCCTGGGTCTTGGCCTCGTCCTTGGCCTCGGCCTGGGCGATCTCCTTGTAGAGGCCGATCCGGGCCTGGACCTCGAAGTCCATCATTTCCTTGAACAGGTCGGCCGGGATGTGGCGCTCGAGGGCGAACGCGCGCGCGGCCTGCTCGGTCGCGAAGTCCCAGTCCATGCCCTTGGGCAGCTCGGGCTTCTGGTACTCGTAGCCCTCGGCCTTGTCGGGCACGCCGAGCGCTTCCTTGTTGTCGGCGAAGAACTTGGTGGTCTCGCCGCGCGTGGGTGCCACCACCGTGTTGGCGCCGACCCGCTTTTCCAGGTTGACGTAACTGTCGAACGCATCCTCGAGCTTGCCCCATTTCTTGGCCGCGAACAGCTGCTGGTGCGGCTCGGCCAGGGTCGCCAGGTCGAACGGCTTGGCCGCCGCCGCACCGTCGCCGGCGCCCTCGCCTGCGCCCTTGGCCGCCGCTGCCTCTGCCGCCGCGCCGTCTGCGTTACCGCCGGCCGCGCCGGGTGCCGCACTATTGTCCGTCATGGTCTTCCTCCAGTTGGTTGAGATCGAAATCGGCGACGGCCCGCATGTGCAGGAGCGCGAACCGCAGGCCCTCGTTGAACGCGCTCTGGCGATCGGACGCCGGATCGAAGGTCGGCGCATCGTCGAAGCACAGCGCCTCGAGGTCGCGCCGGATCGCCTTGTCCTTGAGCATCCGGGAATAGCCCGCGACGATCCGCTGCGCCGCGCCCGGATGCACCGCCTTCAGCCAGGCGGCCGTGGTGATCTTGTTGGCTTGAGCGGCCATCACCCTTCACCGTTCCCCGGGCTTGACCCGGGGCCCATGGACACGACCTCAAGGAGCAGTGATCGCAATAGGCGCCCCAACGGTACGGGCGCGGCGTCAGCCAGGGGCATCGGCATTGCCGCCATGACCGCGCCGCCGGAGACGCCGCCGAGGAGGGCGCGCCGTGTGATCTTGTTGGCCTGGGCGCCGGCCATCACGACTGTTCCATGCGATTGAGCGCCGCCAAAATCTCGGAGATCGGTATCATTTCCCCGTTGCGCAAGATTGCCGCTCCGTCCTCGCAGACGCCTTCGGTATAGACTGCACCGTTCCCCGGGCTCGACCCGGGGCCCAATTCTGCCCGTGGTTCGGGCAGCGCCTGGTGAAGCACCCCCAGCCGATCGAGCTCCGTGACGGCGACCCAGTCCAGAAACGTGCACGTGCGAAACGCAAGCATGTCGAGCCGCACCAGCACGCGGCCGATGTGACGGCCGATGGTTTCGAGCTCCGGGCCGGCCAGGCCCGGCCAATTGTCATAGGAGATCACTCCCGCCTCGTACTGGCGCTCGAGGTTCCGCAGGTTGTTGACCGCCTCGAGCAGCTGCCCGAACTCGACGCCGATCGCCGCCGCCTCGTCCGCGAGGGTCTCGCGCTCGATGCCGGCCGCCTGCCAGCGCTCGAAAAGCGATTGCGTTGCCGCCCGCAGGCCGTCGAAGGTGATCCCCATCACGCCACCCCCTCGCAGCGCTTCGCCGCTGCCCATTGCAAGAAGGCGACCCGGCATTCCTCATTCCGCCAGCGGAAATTCGGGTACAGGCGCACCTTCTCGACCTTGGCAAAATCGTAGACGTAGCCGGTGCCGACCCGCCGCCCGGTGTGCGCGCCGAGGATTGCGTAGGTCGCGATGTGCTGCTTCGCCATCACGCCTCGCGACGGCTTGCCAGACATCTCCAGTGCGTGAGCCATTACGTTGTCGCTCTTGTCCGCCATCACGCCGCCCCCGCCGCCGCTTCGGTCGGCACCTGGATCCCCAGCTTGTTGGCGATGTCCGCCCCCTGCTGCCCGGCGGCGAGCGCGCTCGCCATGGCCTGCGCCTGCTGGCGGGCCTGCCGGCGCGCCTCGGTCTCCTCGAGGCCGAACAGGATGCCGGGCGGGGCCTGGAAGCCCTTCTGCAGGATGTCGGCCGCCGCGTCGCCGTTGAACCGGTCGATCACGCCCGGATCGAGCTGCGCCGCCATCAGCAGGCCTTCGGCCACGCGCAGGGTGGCGGTGGCGTCCGCCGCGTTCTGTGCCTGGGCCATCGGCGAGGAATAGACGATCTTGAGCGGCTGGCCGCGCATGCTGTCGGGCGGCGGCGGGATCTGGCCCGCCCGCCACAGCATGTTGAACCGGCGCGCGATCAGCGGCGTCAGGAACTCGACCTGGTGGCGGCCGAGATGCGGGCCCATCAGCCGCATTTTCTCCTCGTCGCGCATCAGGCTCTCGGTCGCCGTCATGCCGGTCCGGCTGACGAGCTGCATCAGCGAGAAGTGGAAGCCCTCGCGGATCTGCTCGCGCCAGGTGTTGACCATCTCCAGCGTGACCGGCATCGAGCCCTGCGCTTCGAGATACTGCACCAGCTGGCGGCCCTGCGGGCTGATCGCGCCGAAGCTCACCCCGTTGGGGATCGGCCTGAGGCTCGCCAGCGCGTCCTCGTCGGCGGCGAGGATCGGCGGCGTCGCGTGCTTGTTGCCGGCAACAATCAGGTCGCGGACCATGATGTTCAGCCGCTTGATGTCCGGCAGGTTGATCCAGCCCAGCCCCCGGCCGTACTTGTTGCCGCCCGACACCGCCCAGCGCGGCACCTGATAGGGCAGCTCGTCATAGCCGCCGGCCTCGCCCAGCTGGTGCTTCTCGGCCAGCTCGAGATAAATGCTCGCGAAGGCCTTGTTGCCCTTCATCAGGATCCGGCCCGGCATGAAGTCGTCGTTGGGCATGACCACGTGCAGGAAGGGCAAACGCTCGCTCGAGCGCGCCTCGAGCTTCTTCTGCAGCCCGGCGCTCAGCCGCTCGGTGGTGAACTTGCGCGCCGCCTGCGCCGGCGTCCACCAGATGCGGCGGAACACCGATGTGACATTGGCGTACTCGTCGGTGTCGGCCCACACCTCGTCGAGCGAGAAGGTCTGGTCGTGGATCCGCCGCGTGCCCGGGATCATCTCGTTGAAGAAGCACCCGGTGCCGAAGGTGCCGGTGTCGGCATAGAGGTCCGGCACGACGTTGTAGAACGGCGCCACCGCCGGGGTGAACGAGCGCAGCAGCGTCTTCGACACATGACCGTTCCAGGCGCGCTCGTCGTCGCCGTCGTTGAGGCGCTCGTCTTCCGCCTCGGCCGTGAACCACACGTTGGCGGGGTTCGAGATCAGCCCGTACAGACCCCCGGCGAAATGCTCCTGGGCGCGGATCGCGGTGGCGTCGTAGACGTCGCCCTCGAGTGCTGCCCTTCGCTCCGGCGTCTGCACGTCGCGGGTCATGAACTGGTCGCGGATGGGCCTGACGAACTTGGCGATCTCGGCGAACTCGGCGTCGCGGGCCGAGCGCTCGAGCTGCAGCTCGGCGAAGCGGGCGCAGATCTCCTCGATCGGGGTCATCATCACGCGGCCCTCGCCGGCTCGACCCGGCCGAGCTTGGGCTCGGACGACGGCGACCCGGACAAGAGCGAGGCGGCGAAGCCGCGCGCCTTGCGGCGGCGGTTGGCGATCTCCTCGCCCGAGGTGTCGAGCGTCTCCTCGCTCGACAGCGGGATCGGCGACGGCTTGGGATCAGGCAGCTTCGACTTCTTGGGGCCGAACAGTCCCGAGATGCACATCGGTGTCTTCCTTTCGATCATTGTCACCCTCGGCCGCGGGATCATTGTCATCCTCGGGCGTGACCCGAGGATCGACCCGAGGGCCGTACCAGGCGAATTGCACGAAGGTCTCGCCAGCCTTGCCGTAGAGCGGTAGCGTTGCCTCGCGGACAGCCCCCAGGCTCTCGATCCAGCGGCAGGACGACCGCCAGCTCTCGAGCGCCTGGACCTCGACGCGATGCAGGCCGCGGGACTGGGCCCGCGGAATGAGGGCGCGCCGGATCCAGCGCGTGAGCGGGCGCAGAAGCGCGCCCAGCTCGTCGGTGCCGAAGAACAGGGCGCCGGCGACATGCGGCCGGATCGGGAACAGCCCGACCAGCCCGCAGGCCCGGTGCACGGCATGCGCCGGCGCCACCGCGCGCAGCTCGAGGAAGCCCGGGGCGTGCAGCACCAGGTCCTCGATCAGGGCATCGACGCCGTCGCCGTGGCGAAGCGCGAAGATCTCGGCCCGGTCGAGCGCGCGCAGCCGCCGGCAGACATGGTCGATGTCGGCCTCGCTCGGCGCGCGCAGCTCGATGCCGGGAACGCCGGTCATGTCGCCCTCAAGGTCATCGGGTCATATTCGGTCGCCACCTCGAGGCGCCCCCCGCCCCGGCGCTTGCGCCGGCCGATCAGGTCGGAGAAGTCGGTGCCGCGCAGCGCCGCGTACTGGCCGGCGTCGTGCGGGTGGCTGTGGTCGTTCTTGTCGGGCACGTCGTCATAGCGCTCCGACCCGCCGATCTTGATCCGCTTGTAGCGATAGCCGGAGTTGAAGCCGCGCCGCAGGATCGGGCAGCGCTTGCGCGACAGCAGGAAGCCGGGCTTCTCGCCCGAGATCATCCGCGCCAGCGCCTGGCGCACCGCCTCCTGGCGTAGGCCCGGCTGGTTGGTCGGCGCCGGCTTGATCTCGATCTCGGCCTCGTTCCTCACGATGTCGATCCACGCCTGATCGTCCTCGTTGGCCGTATCGGACGGATAGGCCGCCGAGGGATCGGCCGAGCCGATGCAGCGCACGCCGGCGAAGCGCTCGGCGATGAACAGGCTCAGCCGCTTGCCGAAGGCCTTGGCGCCGATGTCCTGGCACACCAGCTCGGCGATCCACTGCACCTGCCCCTCCATGTCGACCGCCTGGAACACCGCCGCCGGCTTGCGGCCGGCGTCGAGCCCGACGATCAGCGCCTTGCCGGCGATCGGCTCGAGCTCGCGATCGGTCGAGTGCAGCGCGTCGTTGTACTCCGGATAGACCGGCTTGCCGTCGCGGCTGAAGCCGAACCGGTTGTCGATCATCCTCCTGATGTACCACTCGGGCGCGCCCTTCATCTGGTTGTCGTAATAGGCCCGGCCGCCGGGCAGGTATTTGAGGTTCTCGGCCTCACGCTCGAGCCCGCCCGGCTGCTGGAAGAACGCCCAGCCCTCCGGCAGGGCCTCGACGAACACGTCATAGGTCCAGCTGTCGGTGTCGGGCGCGTTCATGTCCGCCCACACGCCGTGCCAGGTGGGGCCGAAGTCGCCGAAGCTCTCCGGATAGCGCCCGGCGCGGCCGATCGCATAGGTGAGCGCCGAGCGCTCCATCAGGTCGAGCTCGCCGAAGCCCGCGCCGGTGTACTCGAAGCCGCGCAGCACGCTCTCGATGTCGTTGTCGCCCAGCGCCACGAACATCACGCCGATCTCGCACACCGTGCCGTCGGTCATCGGCAGGCGGATCGTGTGGCTCGCCGGCTCGCCGCCGGTGCCGCCGCGCCAGTCGCCGGCGTCCTTCGGGATCAATTTGAAGTAGCTGGGTATTGTGGTTCTTTCGAGATCGCGGTAAGTCTTGCGGATCTGAACCCACTTGGTGCGGCGAACCTTGACCTCCCCCCTGGGATCCGGCATTTGCAGCGGCCCGAAGCGGAACGGCTTCATGAGGCTGGCGCTGGTCTTGCCCGACCCGATCGGCCCCATGATCGCGTGCACCGGCGCGGTCGACCTGAAGTAGGCCTTCAGGACCGGGCCGTCCGGGATGTAATCGAGCCGCACCTGTTCAGCCATGACGCGCTCCCCTCGCCGGAGCGCGGCCACCCGGACCCGCACCCCCGACCCGCGACAACCAGCAACAAGGTTCCGCCAGCCCTTTCGGCCAAAAGTGGAAAGCCTGGACACCTTGGCCCATATACGGATGCGCGCGACCCTCCCCCCGGGTGCCGCCGCGGCCGGGCGGCCGGGATTTCGCGCGTCCTGTGGCCGATCGGCGCATGGCGTGCGCGGCAACCAGGGCGAGGCCGAGGCACGCGCCGTCTGATTTTGGATCAGACGAGCGAGGCACCGAAACCCGCAGGTTTCCGCCACATTCGGGCGATGTGGTAGACTGGCGAGTGGTAGACTGGCGCCGGGCCATCGCGCTAACCATCTGAATTCCCATCGCTTTTTTCCGGGGCCGTGGCGACCAGGTCGAGCACCATCGACAGCCCGTCCTCGGCCGCCTGGTCGGCCTCGTCGCCGTCGATGTGGCCCAGCACGACCACCATGCGGCCCTTGCCGTGGACGTCGACCGACATCGGCTGCTTCTGGTGCATGTACGGCAGGGCGGCGATCGCCGACGCCTTCATGACCTCGATCGCCACCTCGATCTTGACGCCGAAGGCCTGCGCCAGGGCGTGCGGATCGCTGCTGTAGAGCTGCGCCAGGCGCTCCAGCGGCGTGCCGTAGCGCCCGCCCAGGTAATCGGTCCATTCCTGCGTCCGCCGGTTCCTCGAGCCCTTCGGCCGCCCTGGACCGCGCGGGCCCTCGCCCTGGTCGGCATCGGCCCGGTCGCCTTCGAGTTCCGGCAGCAGCGCGAGCTGGCGCTGCCGCCGCTCGACCAGCGTCGCCGGCGGCTCGCCCGTCCCGAGATCCTCGATCGCCGCCGTCAGCCCTGCCTTCACGCCCATCGATAAACGCCCCGTTGTTTATTGCCCCGCGCCCGCGCCCGCCCGCGCCCGCCAGCCGCGACCAGGTGTAACGGCGCCGTTACACCGCCGTTACACACCGCCGCTCGCCGAAAGCCTTGATCCATCTCTCTAAATCTCTCTCTGGAAGAGTGGAGTAACGGTGTAACGGTGTAACGGCAGGGCCTACATACGCGCGCGCGAGCGCCCGCATGTATGTAGGGTCTGTTTTTTGCCGTTACACCGTTACACCACTCGATTACGCAACACTATCAACGACTTAGGCGTAACACCCGCCGCGTTACACCAGCGTTACACCGTTACACCCCCGAACCCGCGCCCGTGACCGATCACTCCCAACGGGTCGGGGCGGGATGGCAAGAGCGGGAGCGCGGGTCGGGGCCATGGTCTCAAGTAGTTCCTCAGATTTAGTAGGGGAGGTCGGAAGATGAAGCGGCGTCGGCCGGGCCGGCCGACTGGTTATCTCCAGAAGCGCGCGCCTCGCCGGCCGGGCCGAGATCGGGGCAGATCGCCTCGACCGGGATCTGCACGCAGCGGGTGGGCCGGCCGCCGATGCGCGCGGTGCGCCCCAGCACCGCCCCGGGAACCCGGGCGAGCGCCTCGACCCAGCCGCCGGTCATCCCGGCCTTGCCCGCCCAGCGCGAGCCCTCGAACAGGTGCATGGTGCCGCGGTGGGCGTTGCCGACCGCGAGATAGTACTGCCGCTCGCCCTTGGCGCGGACCACGCCCAGCCCGCCGGCCGACAGCGCGACCGCGTGAAACGTCTCGCCCAGGCCGCGGCACTGCTCGCGCACCAGCTCGGCCACCGATTGCTTGGAGCCGCCGCGCCAGGCCTCCGGGCAGCTCTCGGCCAGGTAGTCGAGGCAGCTCTCGGCATCGGACGCCGTGTCGGTCAGCTCGCGCCAGGTGGCGGCGTCGAGCAGCCGGCGCCATTCGTCGAGCGTGTCGGCATCGGGCACCTGGTCGAACAGGAGGAGATCGGCGCAGGCGAGCAGCGTGCCGAACTGGTCGCAGCCGCGGGCATCGTGGCCGGCGGCCGAAAGCGTGGCGCGGTAGAGGTGCAGCGTGTCGGCGAGCCGCGGCCACTGGTCGGCGAGCCGGCGCAGCAGGCCGCGGCCGACGCCCGCCCAGTGGGCCGGCTCGATCGCCGGCGGCACCTGGCCCTCGGGCAGGGACTTGAGCCGCAGGATCGCCATCCGCGACCGGTCCTGGGGCGCGAACGGCGGCGGCAGGATGGCCGAGAACAGGAAACAGGAGCGCGCCGTGAACTGGACGCCCTGGTGTTCCGCACCGCCGCGCAGCATCACCGAGCCCGACGAGGCCTGGCGGGCGAGCTCGAGCACCTGCATGGCGCGCCGGTTGTCCTCGCCGGCCTCGAGCTCGTCGATGGCGATCGGCACCGAGGCCTGCTTGATCTCCTGGTAGAGACCGGCCGCCGTGGTGTTCGACGACTGGACCATGCCGCCGTCGAACAGGTACTTGAACAGCTTGTGCAGGGTCGACTTGCCCGAGCCGGTATCGCCGGTGATGAAGGCCATCGGCCGCCAGTCGAGCGCGCCGCCGAGCATGGCCGCACCCGCCCAGCCGAGCAGCAGCATGGCGTCGACGTGGCCGCGCTCCCAGGCCCAGGTCTTGAGCGTGTCGAGCAGCACCCCGCCCGGCCCGCCGTCGGCGCCGGTCGGCTGGCGCAGCTGCGCGGGTCGGGGCAGGCGCGGCGCGGACGGATAGACGAAGCCGTCGAGCGTGCCCGGCGCGATGGTCTCGCCGTCGCGCCACAGCGTGTCGCCGCAATGCAGGATCAGCCGGCCGTCGGAGCCCAGCCACGCGCCGGCGCCGCGGATCTGGTCGAAGGCGTTCCACACCCCGCGCCGGGCGCAGGCGTCCATCAGCGCATCGGCGCAGTGGTCGGCGGCGAAGCCCGACACCACCCACTGCTTGACCGCCTTGCCATCCGCACCCTTGACCACGGCGCCGGTCTCGTCCTCGATCGGCACCTCCTTCCAGCGCGGCCAGAAGGTCGCGCACAGTTCCGACGACGGCGCGAACAGGCTGGCGAGCGCGTTGCGGCCGTGGTCGCGCGGGCGCAGGGAGACGATCTGGCGAAGCGCGTCGAGATAGAAATAGTCATGGCCGTGCTTGCCTAACGGGATAATCGGGCAGCCGTCGGGCAGGCCGTCGGCGCGCAGCACCCAGGCCTCGCCGCGACCGCGTCCCTGGCCACCGCCGGCCGAGCCCGGGTCGGGGCCCGGCGGCTCGCCGTCTCGGCCGGCGATCGGCACGATGTTGGTCGCGCCTTCGACGGCTTGGGCGAGGTCGGCGAGGCGCTTGTCCTTATCGGCCACCTAGAGCCCTCCCGGATCCGGGTCGCCGGTATAGGGCCGCACGCGCCTCGGCCGCTCGAGGATGATGCGCCCGCCGGCGCGGCTGACCGCCAGCTGCTCGCCGGCCGCGACCGCGTCGACCAGATCGGCCGGCAGCGACAGGGCGCCGCCCGCCATGTCGACCAGCACCACCAGGGCGGCCGTCACCAGCGGGTCGGCGCACGCGATGCGCGGGGCGAGGATCAGCGGCGGGCCGGTCATCCGACCACCGCCCACGCCCAGGCGGCCACCCACACCACCACGGCCACACCCAGCAGGCTGTTGGCGGCCCGCCGCCAGCCGGCGCCCTGGAACTCGCCGGCCGCCCACGTGAAGCTGCACAGCTGCGACAGGTAGGCGAGCCCCGCCACCAAAGCGGCCGCGGTCGCATCGCCGGCATAGGCCAGCAGCACGATCGCCAGGGCGCCGTAGACGTAAAGGTCGGGGACGATGAACCGGATCAGGTCGGGCATGGGTCTGCCTCCAGGCAAAGGGCACGGAACCGGGCCCAGGCCTCAGGCCATGGCCCCTCGAACTCGATCGCGCTCGAGACCACCTGGTCGCCCGCCCAGGCGTAGCGCGTCAGCCGGCCGGCGAGCTGGCGGGTGGCGATGTCGCGCCCGCGCTCGAGGCCGAGCGTGGTGTCGCCGCCGGCGGCGAGATAGATCGCCCGCAGCTCGGGCGGATCGAGCGGCAGCGCGGTCATTCGGCGACCCCGAATTCGTCGAGGCAGCCGCACCGGTCGGCGACCATCATCGCCATGTTGGCGATGTCGGCCAGTTCGCCGGCGAGCAGGACCGCGAGGCCGGCGGCGGTCGGCTTATCCCCGGCCGCAACCCGCTCGATCAGCGGCGAGAGAACGTCGCCGGCCTCGCGGACTTCGCTCTCGAGATGAGTGAACAGCCGTCGCGGCGGCACACTCAGCCAGTTCTCCCGGCCGCCCTTGTGGTCGTTGGCGCGCAGCTCGCGCTCCATCAGCCTCGCGAAGGCCATCACCGCCGGCCTTGGTGTCAGCTCGTCGCTCATGCCGCCGTCTCCATCAGGTAGGCGTTGGCGTCCTTGGCCTCGCCTGGCGAGGCGGCGACGCGCACGTCGCGGCACTGGCGCATATGGGCGAGCTTGGCGCGCTCGAAGCCGGCGAGCGCGGCCGGCTCGGTGTCGCGGTCGCGGAACAGCACCCGCGTGGTCACGCTCGCCGGCATGATCACGCCGGCCATGCCGTCGACGGAAATCGTGGCGACGATCCGCCACTCGGGCAGCGCCATCGCCAGCGTCAGCGCGTCCTCTATGCCCTCGATCAGGATGCAGCGGTCGCCCTGGGGCGCGCGGTTGAGCGGCACCCCTGCCCGGCCCTTGGCGATCGAGATGTGGCCGCCTTGGCAACCGCCCAGGCACTTCTTGGGCGCCTTGAGGTCGGCCTTGGTGACGCGGCCGTCGGTCCGGACCTCGAGCCAGGTGCGATGACAGGCGAGGAAGCGGCCGTCGGGCCCGACGATCGCGGCCACCATCGCCGGATAGAAGCAGCCGTCCTCGGCCGACAAGAGCTCCGGGTGGTAGCGCAGCGCCCCGGTCGAGCCCAGGCGGTCGAGGTCGATGCCGCGCCCGGCGAGGTAGCGCTCGACGGCCGTGCCGCGGATCTCAGGGCTCGCCTCGATCCCCCAGCGCTGCCAGGCGGCGGCGCGCATGCGCCGGCGCTGGGCTTGCGCCTCCTTGGCCGCCTGGCGGCGTTTGGCTTCGGCCTCGCGCCGCGCGGTGCGCATGGCGTCCGGGTCGGCGTCGCTGAGCCCGAGATAGCCGAGCGCCCACGTGACCGCCTCGCCCTTGTGGCCGCGGAACAGCACCTGGGCGATGAGGTCGAGGATGTCGCCGCGCTCTCCGGACGCGAAATCGTGCCAGTTGCCCGGTTTCATCCCGCGCAGGTTGACGGAGAGCGACTGGCCGGGCTCGCCGGCGAGCGAGCCGACCTGAAACCGGGTGTGGGAGAGCCTGCCTTCGGGCAACAGTTTGCAGCAGACGTCGCCGGCGCGCGCGCCGAGCAGGTCGACCAGGTCGCGGATCTCGATTTTTGGCGCGAGGTCGGTGCTCATACCGGATCGCCCGCGATCATGTCGTCGCGCGGCAGGCACAAGAGCCAGACGAAATTCGCCGGCGCGAGGGTCTCGGCTGCGATCGCCAGCCGCCGCTGGCCGTCGGCCTGGCAGAGGCTGAAGCTCTGATAGGGTGCGGCGACCGCCGACCAGGTGCACACCTCGCGCGTCATCGGCGCGGCCTGGCCGAGCTGGCAGGCGAAGAACACCAGCACCCAGGCCGTGGTCATGCCATGCCCCCCGCTTCGCGCTTCCACCAGTAGTGCGGGTCGGCTTGGGGGCTTTCGGGCGCGGCGCGGCGGGCGCGCTCGTGGCTCCACACCTCGAGGGCCCTTTTCAGCGCGTGGAACGTGTCGACCCTGAGCCCGTACTGGCCGACGCAGTCGGCGGCCCACAGGACAAGGTTGTCGGCCGGATCGTCGGTCACGACCGCGCAGGCGGCATCGACCGCCTGGCCGAGCCGCGCCAGATCGTCGACGCTCGTGCCGCTCATGCCGCGCAGCGTGATCCGGACGGCGATGCCGACGAGGCCGACGAGGGGCGCGTCCTGCCCGCCCCGGGCCTGACCCGGGGTCATCGGTTGCGCCCCTGCTGCTCGATGCGGGCCGCCAGCGTCGACACCCCCAGCGACACCATGTTGGCGATCCAGTTGTAGCTGACCCCGCGCACCAGGCAGCGGTTGCCGACCTGGACCATCAGCTCGAGCGGCTCGGGCCCTCGTTGGCTGTCGCGCAGCACGACGAGCTTGCCGAGCCCGGCATCGGCGTCGAGCCGGCCGGCGGCGATCACCCCGTCGATATAGGCGTTGCGCTCGGCGACCGTCGCCAGCGCCTTGAAGTGGTCGTTGATCCGCAGCGCGGTCTTGCCGCCGATCAGCACGTCGGCGACCGGGGCGCCGTAGCGCCAGACGGTCAGCCCGGCCTTGGACATCTCGAGCTCGTAGATGCCGCCGTGGCCGTTGTGGGTGACCCGGGCGCGGGCGAGCGTCATGGCCGGGCCTCGCGGGAACGGGTCGGGGCCGGCCGGGCTGTCGTGTCCAGGCGTACCGCCATGCCGGCCCCGGATCGCCCGGGGCGGCGAGCGCCCGGGCGAAGGCTGGCGCATGGCGTGCGCGGCCGGCGGCCGGATCGCCGCCGGCCCGGGCTCGGGTCACGCGCTGGGTATGAGGCGGCCGGCGGAGCCCAGGAGAGCACCCCGCCGGCCGGGACGCCGAAGGGCAACCGGGCCCCGGCGCCGTCGCGGGCGGCTGTCGATCCGCCCCGGGATATCATGGCCGCGGCCATCACGCGCCCCCCCCCCTCGAGCGCGGCGCCGGTCTCGGCCCGCCAGGCGTCGAGGATGCGGCCGACCGTGGCCTCGGTGAGCCCGACGTTCGCGGCGATCAGGGCGGCGTCGGTGCCGGCGCCGGCGAGCACGATGGTGCGGGCGACCGCCGCGTCGAGGTCGCGGTTGGGCGCAACACCGACGGCGGCCGCGAACGCCGCCTGGAACAGGTCGTGGGCATGGACCGCCGGGCGCGTCCCGCGCTCCCTGGCCAGCGCCTCGAGCTTGCCATAGAGCCTGGCGCTCACCCCGAAGGAGATCTCGCGCGCCGTGCCGGTGCCCGAGACGGCCATCAGGCGGCCTCCACCAGGCGCCATCCGAGGCTCCGCTTGGTCTCGATCGCGAGCCCGAGCGGCTGGATCAGCTTGCGCAGCTTGCAGATGTAGACGTGGACCAGACGGAGTTCAGGCTCGCGGTCCTCGCCCCGGTCCCAGTAGAGCGCATCGTAGATCTGCGCCGCGCTGACCCGGCTGCCGGCGGCCAGACAGGCCAGCACCGCGCCCTCGGTGGGCGTCACGCGGACGGCTTCCCCGCCGCGCCGGGCGATGCCCCTGTCCTCGATCACCTCGACCAGCCAGCCATCGGCCTCGAGCAGCCAGCCGCATCGCGGGCAGCAGACCGGGTCGGGCGCAACCGGCGCCTTCGGCACGACGGACAGGCGGGCGAGCGAGACGGCCATCAGCCCCTCCCCTTGCCCGGGTCCGGCGACTCACCGCACGCTCTCCGGCCCCACAGCAGCGAAAGGAATTCGGCAATGGCCGCCAACGACGACGACTTCGCCCCCTTCTCCATGGCCTTGGAGCTCCGCGTGATCTTCGCCGGCATGACCATGTTCCTCGCCCGCGAAATGGTCGCGGCCGGCATCACCAGCGAGCAGAGCACGCTCGCCGAGCTGGCGAAGATCCGGAAGTCGCTGGAGCGCAAGGGCATCGCCAGCGACGGCGGGCGGGAAACCCTCGATACCATGGCGGCGATGCTCATTGGCGCGCCTCCCCCGCCGCGGCGGCGATCCTGAGCTTCGCCAGCACCGCGCGCCACCAAGTCTTGCGCGCGGCCGGCCGCCGCCAGGCGGCCACCTGCTCCGGCGTCGGTCGCCAGCCGCTGCGCCAGGCCTCCGGCGTCGTGTCGGCGAGATAGTCGAGATAGCGGTCCATCAGGCGGCCTCGCTTGCGGCGTGTGAAGTCGTGTGGCGGGTCTCAGGAGGTCTATCGGCGCGCGCCGGGGCGTCCGAGACCTCCGCGTCGAGGTCCGCCAGGTCGTGGAAGCTGTTCGGGTCGACCGCGCCGCCGGTCTCGCGGAAGATGCGCCGGGCGATCTCGCGGGTCGGCACCCGGACGCCCTTGCAGTAGCGCGTGATCTGGCTGGGATGGACGCCGACGCGCTCGGCGAACGCCGCTTTCACCACCTGTTGCTCGCTCAACCAGTCAGAAAGCCGCATCGCCCTCGCCCCGGAATTGCCAGATTGGCAACTAGATATCGTGGTTGCCACTACGGCAAATCACTAGGGCTTGACGTTAATCAACATCTTGCGTTTTTGTCAATCTCAATTCGACCAAACTTTTCCACAACTAATTTGCCAGTTTCGCAATATGGCGGTCATGGAGAACCGACTCAGGCAATTGCGCGAGGCCAAGAAGCTCACCCAGGGTGAGCTCGCGAGCCGCATCGGCACCACCGGCGACCAGATATCGCGACTGGAAAGCGGCGAGCGGCGGCTGACGGTGAACTGGCTGTCGCGTCTCGAGCGCGGGCTGGAATGCGACGGGGTCGAGATCCTGGGCGGCGTCAAGCTCAGCCCCCGCGAACGGCGGTGGCTCGATTACTTCCAGTCCATGTCGGAGTTCGAGCAGCACCGTTGGCTGCGCGCCCTGGCGGCTCTGCAGAACGACCCGCCCGGCGGCGAGCCCGCCAACGCCAACCACGCTTCCTGACTACATTTGCCGCGCCGCCCGCGCCGCCCGGCGCGATTGCCGGACGTCCCGCCCGAGGGAAGCCGCCCGGGACGAGACGCCCGGCCTAGCCTTCAATGGCAGTGCACGATGCCGGTGGCGGTCTCCATGTGACAGCACTGGCCCGGCGGCGACGACTTGCGGCAGCCGCCGCCGTGGGCGTTGGCCAGCGCCGGCGCCAGGACGGCCGCCGCGGCCAGGATGGCAATCAGGTATCTCATTTCCGGAATGCTCCCTTGCAATGTGTGATTGCCGACGACGTCGCCGGCAACCGGAAGTCTAGCGGACTTCGCCTCACACGAGCCTGTCGATCCGGCGAATTTAATTAAAATTGCGTCGCGCATCTTGCTGTTTTGTCAAATTACAGATTGACAAACTTGCCAAAACAGCAAATTATCCCCGCCCATCACCCCCGTACACCGGCCTGCCACGGCCCTGTACCGGGTTCGTTCCACGTGAAACGCGCCCGCCGGGCGCGCCCCGGGCGAGCGCCAGCGAGACCCGGGGCCGGAAGGAGAAGACACCACCATGGCCCACCGCATGCTGACCACCGCCGAGGTCCACACGCTCACCCACGCCTTGAATGTCGCCGTCATGACCTTCCGCCAGGACGCCGCCGACTGGCGCGGCTGCGCGGTGGCCGACCCAGCCAACGCCGAGGCCTACGACCGGCTCGCCGTCCAGTTCGACCGCCAGGCCGCCGACACCGGCGCCCTCCATGAGCTGTTCGGGGGCGGCATCGGCGAGATCGTCGTCACCGTCGACAGCGACGACTGAGGACCCCGCCCCGTGATCCAGTCCCGCCGCCAGCTCCTGGCCGAGATCCCCGCCTTCGCCGCGGCGCCCGAGGCGACGCCGGTCGACGCCATCCATGCGCTGCACGAGGAGTGCGTCGCGGCCGCCGTCAACGTCGCCGCCGGCCGGCCGGGCGCCACCCGGGCATCCCTGCTGCGCGTCGCCGGCCTGGCGCTCGCAGCCCTCATCGCCGTCGACCGCGAGCGCGCCGCCGCGATCCGAAAGGCCATCGGCTGATGACCCGGCCCGGCACCTACACCGCCACCCAGGTCGGCGAGCGGCTCGGCCACAGCCTCGACTGGTTCGCCGACCACCGGGCCGTGCTCGAGCAGCGCCACCGCTTTCCGCCGCCCCTGCCGCTGCCCGGCCGGCCGCGCTGGAGCCGCGCCCAGGTCGACAGCTGGATCCGCCACAACGGCGAGGTCCCCGACGCCGGCGGCGAGATCGTCGAGGACGACGAGGCCGGCGAGCCGCTGCCGTCGGACTGGACGAAGAAGCTGCTCGCCCGCATCCACGCCGGCGAGGGCGTGTGAGATGTGGATCCGGCTGCCCTTCGACGACGAGGCCCCGGCGATCGGCGCCGGGCTCAGGCTGGTGTTCGTCGAGCGGCTGGGCCGCAAGTGGGTCCGGGTCCGCTGCCCCTTCACCTTGCGCGCCGCCCGCCTCGAGCGGGCGACGTGGGACCGGCTCAGCCGCAATCCCCGCGCACGCCATGCGCGCCGGCCGGCCAATCTGCGCGCCCGGGTCCGCCGCTGGGTGGCGCTGACCGGCCAGGACGCCCCGCCCGCCCGCCACCCGATGTTCACCACCCCCTGAAAGGAGCCGTTGCCATGGCGATCAAGACGAAGACCAGGACCAGGACCTCGACGCCGAAGACCACCAAGCTGGCCCGCAGGGCCGCCCCGGCCGCCGAGCCGGGGCCCGCCGCCGCGCCGCCCCTCGCCGGCGAGCTGCGCCAGCTGCCCCACGCCAGCATCGTCGCCTCGAGCCTCAACCCGAGGAAGAGCTTCGACGACGCCGAGATCGCCGCGCTGGCCGCCTCGATCGCCGACAAGGGGCTGTTGCAGAACCTCGTCGTGCGGCCGCACCCGGCGGGCAAGGGCCACTACGAGATCGTCGCTGGAGAGCGCCGCCACCGCGCGATCGGCCACCTGATCGAGACCGGCCGGTGGCCGGTCGCGCGGACGCTGCCCGTCCTGGTCTGTGCCCTCGACGACCGCGCCGCGCTCGAGCTGGCGATCGTCGAGAACGTCAAGCGCCAGGATCTCTCAGCCATGGAAGAAGCCCGCGGCTACGCGGCCTTGCGCGACCTGGGGCTCGGCACCGACGACATCGCCGCGCGCGTCGCCATGTCGCGGCGTCACGTCCAGGAGCGGCTGGCGCTCGCCGACAAGCTGGCGCCGGCGGCGCAGGCCGCGCTCGAGGCGGGCGAGATCTCGATCGCCCAGGCGCGCATGCTCAAGCTCGGCACGGCCAAGGAACAGGAGGCGGTGCTCGCCGCCGTCATCCGCTACGCCACCGAGCCGCGCCGGATCTACCAAACCATGGTCGGCGACCTGCCGAAGGTGAACACGGCGCACTTCGCCCTCGACCTCTATGACGGCGCCTTCGTCGACGACCCCGACGACGTCGACATGAACCGCCGCTTCGCCGACAAGGCGCAGTTCCTGACGCTGCAGTCGGCGGCGATCGAGGCGACCAGGGAAAAGCTCGGCCGGAAATGGGCCTGGGTCGAGGTCCACGAGAACTATTTCAGCGAGTGGCAATACACCCGCTCCAAGGATCGCGCGGTCGCCGGCGCGGTCATCGTGGTCGGCAATCGTGGCGTCGAGGTCAAGACCGGCTACGTCAGGCCGAAGGCGGCGAAGTCGGGCGGCAAGGCCGGCAACGGCGCCGCCGCGCCGAAGCCCGACTTCACCAAGAAGCACCTGTTCGCCGCGCACCAGATGAAGACCATCGCCCTGCAAAACGCCGTCGCACGGGACGTGCGCGCGGCCAAGGTGATGACCTGCTTCGCCCTGCTGACGCCGGGCCACCAGCATGTTGTTTCGATCCGCAAGGGGGAAATCCTCAACGAGGATCACGTGCTCTCGCTCCAGCTCGACACCCGGCTCGACCGCCTGCGCAAGACGATGGGCGTGTCCCTGTTCGCCGAGGTCAGCCGCTACAACGGCCTGATCGCGGCGGGCGGCGAAGGCCCGGACGGGCGGCGCGCCGTCTACCGCGCCGTGCGCGACTTGGCCGACGCCGACCTCGACGCCCTGTTCGCCGCCCTGGTCGCCAGCCGGGTCGGCAGCTTCTGCGGCTACACCCCGCAGCTCGGCGACGAGGCGGTCGCGGTCGCGCTGGCCGAGGACCTCGGCGTCGACATGGCCGAGGCCCTGCCGCTCAGCGAGGACTATCTCAAGCTCGCCGGCAAGGAGCGCCTGGTCGAGATGCTCGACGCCACCGGCGAGTGCGACGCCGCGGCGCGCAAGCAGCTGCTCGCCAAGACCGGCGGCACGCTGCGCGCCATGGTCATGCACGAGGCCGCCCGCGTCCTGCCGCGCGAGCTGCGGTTCGGCTCGACCGAGGATTTGTCGAAGGCCAAGGCGGGCGCCACCGGCCCGCGCCAGCTCGATCTCGTGGAGGCCGCCGGCGCGCTCCACGGCTGTGCCGCCGGGTCGGCGAGCGAAGTCCGCGACACGGCGGCCCAGCCATGAAGGCCCGCGACTTCATCCTCGTCCACCGCCGGCCCCGCCCGCGTCGCCAGCGCCGCATGACCGGCGAAACCGGCCTGTGCGACCGCTGCGCCGAGCCCGGGCGCTGGGCGGCCGGCGTGACCGCGCTCGGGCGCTGCCTGGCCTGCGGCTTCGACGCCCTGGTCCTGGTCGGCGCCCGGCCCCCGGCCGCCCCCGGCGGCCTGCCCCGGGTGAGGGTGGCGCGGCCGTGACCGCCGAGCTAATCATCCTCGCCGCCTGCGTCGGCATCGCCAGCGCCGGCGCCGGCGCCATCCTGGCGATCGCGCTCGCCGCCCGCCGGCGCGGGCCCCTGCCGCCCGAGGATCCGGAGCGATGATGCGCCGGGCCTTGATCGTCGCCCTGCTCCTGGCCGGCGCCTGGGGCCCGCCCCCGCCGGCCGAATACGACCGGCCGTGGACCGGGCCCGGCGTCCTGCACGTGGTGCCGTCGCGCCCCGACATCGTGCGCGCCCTGTGCGCCGGCGCGCCCGGCGCGCCGTTGGCGCTCGCCTGCGCCATCCGCTCGGGCGCCGACTGCTGGATCCTGATCGCCCGCGATCTCGACCCCCGCCGCCATGGCGCGCTGCTGCGCCACGAGCGCGCCCACTGCAACGGCTGGCCGGCCAGCCATCCGCGCCCGACCAGGAGGAGCACGCCATGACCGCACCCCGCTTCCAGTACCGGATCCTCGCCGCCGCCACCGCCGAGGGCCTCGCCGTCGAGGTCGAGGCCATGGCCGTCACCGGCTGGCGGCCGGCCGGCGGCGTGGCGATCCTCGCCCGCTTCGGCGAGGCCAGCTTCCACCAGGCCGTCACCCGCACCGCACGAGGCACCCCATGACCGAACCGATCGACGTCGCCCAGGCCTACGCCATCCTCAGCGCCGCCACCATCGCCCTCGCCGGCCTGATCGGCCTGGCGCTGCTGATCTGGGCCGAGAAGCGATGAGCCGCGGGCCCCGCCGGCTGCGCAAGCCGGACGTCGCCGTGCTCGAGGGCGTGCTGATGGCCAGGTCCATGAGCGTCGCCGCCTGCCAGTGCGGTGCGGTCTACGTGCGCCTGCATGACCGCACCGGCGCGATCTTCGCCGCCGGCTCGGTCGACCGCCGGACCGCGCTCCTTGTCGCCGACGAGCTGTGTGATGCGGCCGCCAACGGCGGCGGCGCCGGCGACGAACCCTGCCACCACTGAGTTTCCTAACCGCAACCCAAAGGAGACACCCATGCGAGTGAACATCTACGCCGAGGAAATGCCCGACGAGCCCCGCGTCGAGATCGTCGAGAAGACGATCGACGGCCAGACCTTCACCGGCCTGCGCATCTATCTCGAGCTGCCGGTGGCCAGCGGCGGCATGCAGATCAAGGGGCCGTTCATGCACAGCGACGGCGACGACGACAGCGCCGCGGTCACCTTTTGGGGCAAGCGAGCCCTGCGGGCCACGTTGCTGGCGGCTTTGCGCACGCTCGACGATCACCATGCCGGCCTGGCCGTCATCAACCGCCGCGACACCAACGGCGACGCCGAGGGCAAGGGGCCGGACGTGGCAAAGACTGGCTTCCGCCCGATACCGTCTGACAGTGCTGCCGGGCAAGGCGCGGCGCGGGCGCTTGACCTTCTCGACCGGGTCAGCGCTGAACTCCGGCACACCATCATCCGTTGACACCAAGCCCCGGCGGACTCACCATCCGCCGGGCAAGGCTCTCACGCGGCAAGGAGAGACACCATGGCAGCGCACTACGCGATCCGCTATTTCATCTGCAAGCCCCGGGCGACCGGCGACGTCTACCAGTGGCAGCCGGGCCCGCGCTTCCGCGACCTCGGCTGGAAGGCCGTCGCCCTCAAGGACGCGACTGGGCAGCACTCGCCGTTCCCGGTCGCCGTCTCACAGGCCCTGTGGCTCAACCGCATCCTGGACGCTTGGGGCCAGCAGGAGCCGCAAGCCCTCAAGGCCCTGCTCGACGCCTGGGCCAAGGACGATCCGCGCGCGCTGGGCGCGGGCGGCACCGGGCTCGGCCGCTGCCCCTATATCGCCTATCCGGTGCCCGGCATCGAGCGCGCCAGGCTGCCGGCCGATCCGGCCGCGCGCACGCTCACCGCGCTGCGCGATCTCTATCTCGACAGCGTCGAGTTCAGGGAGCTCGCCCCCAAATCCCGGGTCGACTACCGCTCCAAGCTCGGCAAGCTCTGCGCCTGGGCCGGCGACGCGCCGGTCAGGACCATCACCCGCCCGCTCGCCAAGGCCTATCATCGCGAGGTCTACGACAAGATCTCCCTGTCGAGCGCCAACGCGCGGATCCGCGTGCTGCGCCTGCTGATGTCGTTCGCCGTCGAGATCGGCTGGCTCAAGGCCAACCCGCTCCTGAAGCTCAAGCTCAAGTCGACCCGGCCGCGGGTGCGCATCTGGAGCCCCGAGGAGGTCGACGCCCTCGTCGCCGCCGCCGACCGGCTCGGGGCCTGGTCGATCGGCGACGGCGTCATGCTGGCGCTCGACACCGGCCAGCGCCGGGCCGACCTGGTCGGCCTCAAGCGCGCCCAGCGCCGCGCCGGGCGGATCAGCCTCGCCCAGGCCAAGACCGGCGCGCTGATCGATCTGGAGGAAACCCCGCGCCTGCGCGCCCGGCTCGACGCCGCCGAGCTGCGCGCCCGCGCCCTGCACGCCGGCCGGCCGGACGTCGACCTGGCGCCGGCCCTGCTGGTGCGCGAGGACACCGGCCGGGCTTGGGGACCGGATGCCTTCACCGGCCGCTTCGCCGAGATCCGCGCCGCCGCATCGCAAGCCTGCCCGTCGCTCGGCACGGCCCTGTTCATGGACCTGCGCGACACGGCGGTCACCCGCCTCGCCGAGGCCGGCTGCACCATCCCGCAGATCTGCGCCATCACCGGCCACACGCTGGAGAGCGCGACCACCATCCTCAAGCACTATCTGAGCTTCACCCAGGCGCTCGCCGACGGCGCGATCGCCAAGCTGGTCGCCTCGATCGACGGGAAGGCATCATGAGCTTCAACGAGTGCTGGCAGTTCCGGGCGAGGCGCGATTTGCACGTCGACTTGTACGACGAGATCGGCTCGCCTCGAGAGGCGAAGCATCTGCCCGACATCGCCGCTATCGTCCACGGCGCGGCCGTCGTCCGGGCCAAGGCCAGAGGGTTGCGCATCGTCGGTGTAATGATGGTCGACCTCGCGGTTGATAAGCGTGACCGTGACGTGCTGCTCGAGGCGGACATCACGCTCGAGGTCGACCGCGCCAGCGTGGTCGATGGGGAGAACGAAAAAGCAAAAAGTCTACCGGTAGACTGAAAATCGGGTCTACCGGCCGGCGCTTTGTTCCCCTGATGTTCTCAGCCCCGAAGCCGGAAAGGCCAGCCCGATCAAGGGGTAAGGGCTGGTGAGCGCGGAAGGACTCGAACCTTCGACCGTCTGATTAAAAGTCATCAGTCTCTCAATGAAATCAAACACTTAGCGCCACAAAACCCCGCCGATATCGGGCAAATCCCGGTGAAAGTCTACCATCGGGTCGAGCCCGATGGCCTCACAGGCCGATGCGCAGCCCGACGTGCAGCGCCGCGTGGGCCCGGGTGACCGGCGGCGCGGCGAAGAACGATGCCCGGTCGGCCGCCTCGCTGGCCGCGAGGTCACCCTGGACGATCAGCCGGGCGACGAAGGCCGCGCTGTCGGCGCCCTCGCCGGCGGCGAGGTCGCCCTGGACGATCAGCTGGGCGGCGAAGGCCGCCGTGTCGGCCCCCTCCCCGGCCGCAAGGTCGCCGGCGATCGCCACCTGCCCGGCGAAGGCGGCCGCGTCGGGCGCTTCCGTGGCGGCGAGATCGCCCTCGACCGCGGCCGCGAGGGTCGAGCCGGCGAAGGCGGCACTGTCGCCCGCCTCGGTCGCGGCGAGGGCGCCGGCGATCGCCACCTGCCCGGCGACGGCCAGGCCGTCGGCCGCCTCGGTCGCGGCGAGGTCGCCGGCGATCGCCACCTGCCCGGCGAAGGCGGCGCTGTCGGCGTCATCGCCCGTGGCGAGGTCGCCCTGGACGATCAGCTGGGCGGCGAAGGCGGCGGCGTCGCCGGCGGCTTCCGTGGCGGCGAGGTCGCCGGCGATCGGCACCAGGGTCGAGACATCGAAGGCCGCCGTGTCGGCGCTGTCGGTCGCGGCGAGGTCGCCCTGGACCAGGACGGCGACGGCGACCGCGGCGGCGTCGGCGGCCTCGGTGGCGGCGAGGTCGCCCGAGATGCTGGTCGGCTTCTGGACCGTGATCCTCGGCGTGACGTTGTTCGTCAGCGTGCCACTAGCAAGGGTCGCCGTGACCCGGAAATCGATCGTATCTCCGTCGCTGAGCACGGAAGATTTCAGGAGCACGCCGCCCACATGCTCAGTAAAATTGTCCGCCGATAGAAGATGTTGGCGGGCAAGAAAGTCGAATCCGCCTCGCTCTGCCTGCTTCCCGGCGGCGAACGAGCCACTTCCTGGGTCACTGATGCCGTTGGTGGCCCTGTTCGTCGTTGGGTTGGTCCCAGGTCCGCTTTCCGTTAGTTGAGATGTTCCCCACTGAACATGAGTGGTGCCGTCCGTCAGTCTGACGAAGGACCCTCCCTCGTGGCTGTACTCAAGAGAATAATCGTCAGTGCCGGCTCCACCCGCACCACCGGTCTCGTCGATCCTGACACGCAGATGAAGGACGACATCGCCGGACGTGACATCGACGGTGATGTTGGTGTCCTGGTTGGCGAGCGGCGATGAGTTGGCCTCATCGCCGTCATCGGCGTAGAACCGGAAGGCGTTGACGGCCGGTGCGAATACAGCCTTACCCATCGCCCAGCCCTTCGCGTCCGGCGCGGCCGATGATCTCGTGGAATGCAGCGGTTGGGATGGTGCGCCCGAAGATCACATGCTTCGGCCCGCGATAGTTGAACAAGTAATCCCAGAACCCGGCCGTCTCGTGCATGTCCCAGCCGTAACCGTCGGCGCGCCAGCAATAGAAGCCCTCGCGCGTCAGGAGGCCGTGCATCAGTATCCAGCCCTTGGCGCTGCTCGCGTCCTCCTGCGCGATGACCTGGACATTATCCGCCGGCGCCAGGAACGGATCGCAGCTATAGGTCGAGCCGTCGCCGTAATAGATCCTGAACCTCATCCGTGGGTGATCGTGCCGGAGTTGATGGTCACGTCCTGGCCCGAGGTGATCGAGGTCGAGTCGAGCACGATGTCCGCCCCGCCGGTGCCCACCGTCAGCCCGGTGACCACGTCGGTGTTGTCGCTGTCGCGGATGCGCGCCGCCGCCGCCGTGCCGGTGCCCGACGCCGCCGCCGTGATCGGCACGCCGGCGAGCGTGATGACGCCGGCGGCCGCGGCGCCGAAGGCCGGGTCGGAGAGCGGGATGGTGACCAGCACGGCGGCCATGGCCGCGGTGCCGATCTCGAGCTTGCCGGCGCCGGCGCCGGCGTTGACCGCGTCGTCGACGAGGTCCATGCGGGAATTCTTGAGCGCGGCGGGATAGGTGACGGCCATGGGAGGAGGTCCTTTCTGCGGGGGTTGGTCAGGTCATGCCGACGAGGCTGGTGGCGGTGGTGTTGGCGGCGCGCACCCGGACCGCCATCACCGGCAGGATGGTGCCGGTCGGCACGGCGACGAAGATCTCCGTGTCGCCCTGCTCGGTCACCACCTCGAGGTTGCCGGCGCCGCCGACATAGATGCCGCGCGTCACCATGACCAGGTCGGTGGCGTCGTCGGGGGTGATGGCGAATAACCGCCGCGCCGGCGCGCTGATGTCGTTGCGGTCGTGGTAGAAGTTGCGCTCGGCCATGGACCGGTCCTTTCAGGGTTTCGGGAAGCAGCGGCTGCGCGCGGTCCAGCGGCCCATGCCGATCACCTGGCCTCGGGCGCGGGCGTACTGCCGCCCGGCCCGCACCATCCAGGTGCGCGCGGTCGAAGCCTGGCCGTCAGCCACCCGGGGCAGCGGGCCGGGATCCTGGACGAGGCTCGCCGGCGGGCGCAGGCAGGCGGTATCCGAGGGCTGAGTTGAGCAGCCCCAGAGAGCGATCGTCGAACACAGTGCAAGCACCGCCCGCGAGATCGTCCTCGGCCTCCTGGAACGCCTGGTCGTGCTTTCGTGCGTCATCGGTCAGCTCCTTGATCAGGGCCGCGTTGTCGGCGGCGTCGGCCTGCATGTCGGCGATCCTGGCCTCGAGGCTCGCCACCCGGGCGGCCTGGTAGAACTTCTTCTGGGTCTGCATCCCGGCGACGAAGGCGACCGCGCCGAAGCCAAGCACGCCGAGGATCACCCAGGGATTGGCAACGCCGATCATGGCGCGCCTCCCGGTGCCGACGTCTTGCCGGAGCGGTGATCGGCGAGCCGGGCCCGGGCGATCCTGATGCCCTGCCACACGACGACGCCGCCGATCGCGGCGAACGCCAGCCAGAGGTAATCGCCGACGACGGCGAGCAGGCTCTGGAACGGCGACAGGGCCTCGGTGACCTGGCCGACCGTCTCGCCCGTCTCGCTCAGGGCATCGAGCACCCCGGACTTGGCCACGCCCTCGGCGACCGCGCCGCCGGCGACCGCGACGCCGGCGCCCTGCTGCACCGCCGCGCCCGACATGATCGACGAGCCCTTCTCCCGCAGCTCGCCCGCCGTGGCCTGCGCCCGCTCCGGGGCGATCTCGCGCGGCTCGGCCGTCATCAGGTTGCTGAGCAGCCGGGCGTCGATCGCCGTCGACAGGGGCAGGCCGTTGTCGAGCCGGAAGGCCACGATGGCCGACGAGGTCCGCTTGCCGACCCGCCCGTCGACCTCGCCGACCTCGTGATAGCCGAGCTGGGCGAGGCGCTGCTGCACCTGGCGCACCGTGTCCGGAGACGGCGCACGGCGTGCGTCGGGCGCGGCCGCCTTCGCCGGCGCCGCCGGCGCCAGCTCGGCGGCCGTCGCGGCGACGGCATGCTTCTGGACCAACGCGCGCAGGAGATCGCCGCAGCCCCGCGCGTCCTGCGGGCCGGCGGCATCGAAGGCCAGGCGCGCGATGTCCCACTTGCCGCGCTGCTTGATCCCGAGCGTGCCCTGGACTTCCGCGTGGCTCAGCACCGTGCGCGGCCCGACGCGGATGGCGTAGCGGCGGCAGAGCTCGGCCACCACGCGCGCGAGCACCTGCCACTGGCGCTCGGTCATCGGCGCCGGGCCGGGATCGAACGGCCTTTCCTCGGCCTCGGCCATGCAGCACAGCGCCACCCCGATGGCGCCGGAATTGCAGCGCAGGGTGTGGGCGGCATAGCCCTTCTTCACCGGCGCCTCGTTGAGCGCGATCGACGGGATGCCGGGCACGATCGTGCCGTCGCCCTCGACCAGCAGGTGGTAGTGCTTGCGGTCGTAGGCCGTGGCCTTGTGGCCGCCGGCGGTCCAGTGCACGATGACGCGCTCCATCTTCGCGTCGGGCAGCCAGTCGGCGTGCAGCATGGTCATGGGATCACCCCTTTCCGCGGCCGGGGTTGTCCAGCCGCTGCTCGATCAGCTCGCGCACCAGGGCGTCGAGCTTGTCGTTGGTCGCGCGCTGCGCGTCCGTCTGGTCGCGGATCATCGTCTTGACGTCGGCGATCGCGCCGATGAACTCGGAATTGCGCACGTAGCGCTCGCGCATTTCCCGGGCGACGCCGGCAATCTCGCCGTAGAGCTCCTTGGTGTTGGTGCTGTTGGTCCTGCGCGTCTCGCGCACCGCGTTGACCAGCAGCCACAACCCGCCGGTCACCAGCGCCGCGAACAGGCCCAGCAGCCACTTGACGATGTCCTCGGCGCTCATCGCCGCCCTCACGCCCGCGGCCAGTGGCGGGCATGGGCATAGTCGGCCGGGATGCCGTCGGGGGCGTCGCGCAGCGCCTGGGCGGCCTTGAAGAGGCCGTCGACGGCCGCGAACACCTGGGCCGCCGCCTCGAGCAGCCCCGCCGGCGCCAGGCTGTAATCGGTGCCGTCGGCGGCGCGGACCATGAACGCCGTCTCGTCGCCCGCCAGCACCCGGCGCTGCGCCTCGCGGGCGGCGTCGGCGAGCCACTGGCGCGCGGCCCCGTCCATGTCGAGCGCGAAGCGCCGGCCGTCGACGGTGACCGGCCTGGGCTGGGCCGCCCGCCGGTCGCGCTCGGCGTTGACGGCGGCAGGTCCCGGCGGCACCGGCGGCGGCGACGGCGGCGGCGGCACCGGCGGCGGCGTGAAGGCCTCGACCGCGTAGCCCAGCGCCTCCATGCGCGCGTGCTGCAGGCCGGCCGCCCACGGGTGGCTGGCCGGGAAAGGCTGGGTCTTCTCCGTGCCGTCGGCGAGCACGTAGACCAGCGCGACCGGCCGGCCGGCGGCGAACTCCTGGCCGGTCGGGCGGCCGTTGAAGGTCAGGCGGTAATGCGTCATGGCGCTCTCCTCAGGCCGGCGCGAACGAGCAGGCGACCAGGCCCTGCGACGAGGGCGTGGCGAAATCGGCGCTGACGGCGAGCGCCGACGCGCCGGCGAAATTGCCGATCGCCTGGTGGGTGTTCCATTGCCGCGCCGCCCAGACGAGCCCGCCCCAGACGACGTCGCCGTTGGCCGGGTCCTCGTTGGCGGTCGCCGCGAGCGCGCAGCCCAGCGCCGGCGCGGCCAGGGTGCCGGTCAGCGGGTCGCCGGTGGTGTCGGTGAAACTGTCGGCGACCGTGGTCGCGCCGCCGGTGCCGGTGAGCGTCCAGCCGGTCGAGCCGTAGTGGTAGGCCGAGCCCACCGGATCGACGATCACCGCCGCCTGGGTCAGGTCCTGCCAGGCGCTGCCGGCGCCGGTGTAGAGGCCGAAGATCCCGGTCGTGCTGATGCCCGTGGTCACGGTCGCGAGCGCGGCCATGTTGGCACCGTCGAGCGAGACCAGGGTGAAGCCGGCGGTGGTCTTGACCATGGCCGCGACCAGGGTCACCCGGTCGGGCGTGTAGGGCCCGATCGAGCGCGCGCCGAGGCTGTGCGAGGCCGCCGGCGCCAGCAGACCCTCGACGTAATGCGGCCCGGCGATCCGGGCGAGGCCCGGCCGGCCGGAGATGCGCGGGCTGGCGATCCCCCTCATGGTCATTCCTCGATCGGCGCGCCGAGCACCCAGGCCTCGGTGGCGTCGGTGCCGGTGACGGCGGTCACCATGCAGTCGATGAGCTGGCGCTTGTCCGGGTCGGCGACGAAGGCGGCCGGCTGGTTGACGTAGCCGGCGTCCATGGTGATCGCCCGGCCGCCGGTGCCGTCCTGCAGGAGAACGATCGTGAACACGTCCCACAGGTGGCAGCCGACCGGCAGGTCGATCTGGAACGAGCCGGTGAGGGCCGCGACCGTCTTGAGCGGCGCGAGGCTGAGGTCCGGCGCCCAGGTGGCGGCATAGGCGACCGCCTCCTCGCCCGGGCGCTGGGCCCTGGTCCAGGATTGCTTGGCCGCCGGCTGGGCATAGTCGGCGAGCGTCGCGGCGAGCCCGGTCGCGGTCACGAACTCGTCGAGATTGCTGGGCCCGAGCCACACCCACTTGTCGAGCGCCGCCGACCAGACCGCCTCCGACGGCATGCCGACCGCGACCACGTTGGGCGCGAGCGGCTGCTGGTCGAGGTCGACCAGCGCCTTGGCGCCCCAGCTCACCAGCGCCGACTGGCGCGCCTCGAGCGTCATGGCGCCGGTGTTGGCGGCCTCGAACACGAAGCGCAGCTTGACCTGGTCGGCGGCGGCCGACGGCAGGTGCGCGGTGGTGATGACCAGCGCGTCCGGCGCGGTCTGGTCGACGCCCGACGCCGGCACGCGGAGGATCGAGGCCTCGCCGACGTCGGCGCTGAAGAAGCGGATCGGGTCGGACCAGGTGCCGGCGACCGCGGTCACCCGGATGTAGAGCAGCGGCGGGTCGGTGTCGGTGGCCAGGTACGCGTAGCCCTCGGCCTGGGCATCGAAGGCGTCGCGGCCGGCGAGCGTGCCGGAGGCGTCCCAGGCGAACGCCGGCCCGACGAAGCCCGCGACCGGGTGCAGCGTCTCGAGCACGCCGTCGTCGTCGAAGCTGACGATCTTGCCGGCGCGCACCGCCTCGGCCGGGAACTGGTGCGGCGCGGTGTCGAGCCAGTCGCCCAGCAGCGCCCGGTCGAGCGTGCGCTGGACGTCGCCGATCGCCATCGTCAGGTAATCGAGCCGGGCCTCGACGTCGTCGGACGGGAACGCCGCGGCGTCGGAATAGTCCGAGCCCTGCTCGGCCGGCATGGCGCGCACCACGATCAGGGTCTCAGCCGTCGCCGGCACGACGGCCGTCGTGATCGTCGCCGCGCCGGCGCGCTGCTGCGCCGCGGTGCCGTTGACGACGAAGGCGGGCAGGCTGTCGGCGATCCCGCGCAGCACCACGATCAGGCTCGCCGCCCCGCCCTGGAACGGGAAGGTCACCGGGAAGGTGTCGGTGACGTCGTCGCCGGCGAAGCTGCGCAAGCCGTCCTTGCCGTTCATGATGGTCATGATCCGGCCCTCCGGATCATGACCATCATGCCCCGGGCCGCGACCCGGGGCCTCGCCCGGCGTACCGAGCCGCCGCCGGATCCCGCAATGCTGGAAAGAACAATCGTGGCCGTGAGCCACGCACGCCGTGCGCGGTCTAGCCCGAGCGCGAGCGCATCCAGATCCAGCTCCACAGCATGGCCATGGCGAGGAGCAGCCCCCAGCCGTCGGCCATGCCCGCGGCGATCGCCTCGCCCCGGGAGTAGCCGATCATGTGGAACGGGATGGCCAGGCCCATGGCGATCACGATCGGCAGGCCCATGGCAATCACCAGGCCGAACAGCATGGCGAACACGCCGCGGTCCGCCCGATGGAGCAGGTAGGCCGCGGCGAGGCCGGAGACCGGCCACAGGATCGTGAACAGGGCGATGGCCATGGGCCCGAATGTGCGTCATCGTCACTCCTCCTGCAAGCCCAGAAGCCCGGCATGGGGCGGCACGGTCCGGGCGCGGACCTGGCCGCGCAGGCGCTCGGCCTCGAAGAACGGCGCGAACTCCTCGAGCAGCGCCGCGCGCGCGCCCCGGCGCCAGTCGCGGATCGCCTTCCTCATGAACTCGACCTTGCCGCCGTCCGGGCCGGCGGTGGCCTTGGCGTAGACCTCGCCGTCGGCGTGGCGGCCCCCAACCACGGCGTTGAGATAGTCCTTGAGCCCGAGGCCGTCCTTATCCGGGTTCTTCCAGGCGTTGCCGGCGAGCTCGACGTAGCGCGAATGGATGTCCGGCCGGTTCTTGAGCGACACGCGCACGCCGTCGAGGGTCACCGTGCGCTGGGCCGGGCCGGGGAAATAGCCGTGGGCGATCAGCTCGGCATCGACCGGCTCGGCATCGAGCTTGCGCGAGTAGATCGGGCTGACCGCGTCGTAGACGCCGCCGAGGCCCGACTGGAAGGAGATCGGCCGGCCCCACAGGTCGCGGCGCGGCGGCAGGTCGGCGCCCAGCCCCGGCACCCGCGCCTTGACCGACGACAGCCAGTCGTGGGTTGCGCGCATGGTCGGGTCGATGAAGCGCGCGCCTTCGGCGGCCAGGGTCGGCACCCCCGAGGCGACCAGCCGGTTGACGTAGCGCTCGCCGTAGCGGTCGGGATCCGACATCACCTCGAAGAATTCCGAGATGCCGCGCAGGTATGTCTTCGACATCAGGTTCTGGGCGAACGACGCCGCCATGGCGACCGTCAGCTCCTGCATTTCCTCCTGCGACAGGTCGTCGAGGTCGGCGTTCATCAGGTACTCGGTGTAGTCGCCGGCCAGCCCCAGGGTCGAGCCGATCGGGTCGAGCCGGCCGAAGGCGAAGAAGCGGTCGCCGACCTGGACCGAATAGGGCTGCCAGCCGGTGCGGTAGAGCGCGGCCCGCTCGGCCGGGTTCTGCGGCCCGCCGCCGGTGATGTGGCCCTGCGAGGCGAGGTCGGAGGCGGCCAGCAGCAGGGCGGTGCCGGTCGCCATCCGGGTCATGGCGAGGTCGGCGCGCGCCCCGCCGGCGGCGATGTCGGCGCGGAACGCCCGCATCAGCGGCGCCACCGGCGTGCGTTCCAGCGTGTACTTGGCGATGTTGGCCGGCGTGTTGATGAACGGCACGATCATGCGCAGCACCGGGAACTCGTGGGTGACCTGCAGCAGCCGCTTGGTGAAATCGCCGGGCTTGCGCGTGAAGGTCTGGTAGAGCGCGGCGTCGACCGCCTCGAGACGGATCGCCTCGGTGGGATTGGCGACCAGGTCGGCGATCCGCGCCTTGAAGCCGCCGGCCTCGATCGCACCCGTAGCGGCCTCGTGGCTCGCCTGGCGCACCGCCTGGGCGTGAAGCTCCATGCGGTAGCCGACCGTCTTGAAGAATTCGTCCTCGGCCTGCAGGAAGCGGCCCGGCACCGCGGTGGCGTTGCCGACGAAATCGACCGCCCGGCCTGCCCAGGTGTCGGTGCGCATGCCCAGCGCCGTGGTCGAGATCCCCGGCACCCGGCCGAAGTCGAGCTTGCCGGCGCCGCCGTCGCCGGCCGGGGCGTAGCGCCCGGTCTCCCCGGTCCTGAGCGTCTTCCAGGCATAGCGGAAGCCGTCGCGGATGCCCTGGGCCATGCCGAACATCTGCGCCGAGGCCTCGCCGATCGCCACCGAGGCATCGTCGCCCATCAGCCGGGCGTAGCGCGCCGCGAGGCCGCGCTCGTAGACCTGCTGCACCGCCACCGAGGTGTTCGACATGGTGTTGACCATGTGCGTCTTGGGGCCCGACAAGAGCCCGTTGATCCACACGTGCATGAAGGCGTCCCAGGTCTTGGCCGCCGCACCCTTCTCGACGATCGTGTCGAACTCGCGGGCGAACTCCGGGTGGGCGGCGAGCGCCGCGATCCGCTGCGCCATCCGCCGTGAGACCTCCGGCCCGCCGGCCAGGTCGAGGCTGTCGGTGATCGCGCGCAGCCGCTCGACGTCGCCGCCGCCGGCCGGGATCTTCCACGAGTTGAGCGCGCGGGCGACCTCGCGCCGCGCCGCCAGCACCTCGGTCTGGATGGCGTGGTGGACGGCCATCATCTTGCGGAAGGCGAACAGGTTGGCCTCCGACGGCTCGCGCGCGGCCAGCTCGGCCACGGTCTTGAGCTTGTCGCCCGAGGCGACCCACAGGGTGCGCGCGGCGAGCGACTGCTCGGCGTTGAGCGCCTCGCCGGCGCGTCGCGCCATCAGGGTCTCGAAGGCGTCGATCCGTTCGGCCGCCACCGTCGTCTGGGCGTGCGTGCGCACGCCGCGGGCCGCCTTGTCGATCTGCGGCTGGAGCGCGTCGGCCATCTGCGCCAGCACCGACTTGACGTCGTCGGGACTGTCGATGCGGGCGAAGTTGACATAAAGATCGTCGGTGCCGTCCTGGACGACGCGGGTCAGCCCCTTGGCGGCGAAGTCGTCGGGCACGCCGGTCGCGGTCTCGTTGACCGCCTTGGCCATCTCGGCCGCCTTGGCCAGCGCCGGCGTGCGCGGCTGGCGGTCGCCGGCGATCGCCGTCGTCGCCTCATCGATCAGCTTCCGGCGTTCGGCGACGAACATCTTGTTGAAGTCGTCGACCGACAGCGTCGTCTTCCCGAACCTGTCGAACTGCGCGACGATCAGTTCGTCGACGGCCTTGAGTCCAGGCTGCTCGCCGAGGCCAGCCGCCACCCATTCGCCGCCTTGGAATTTCGCCACCCTCAAATCGTCGGGCAACGCTTCGACGATGTACCCCTGATCGATCAATTTCCGCATCCGATCTCGGATCACACTGGCCTTCGTGGCCTTGTCCAATCCCCAGATCCGGTCCTTGGCCTGATCGTCGATAACGTCGAGCACGAAATCGAATTTGGCGGGCTTGCGCGGCGCGGCCGGAACTCCGTGGCGCGCGGCGATGTCCCCGAGTTCGGTGGTGCCGAGCTTGGACAGCTGCCCGCTGCCGTCGAGGTCCACCGTGTGGAACGTCGGCGGCATCGACTGCAGGTGAGCGGGCAGAGCTCGGGCGCGGGCCGGTGTCTTCGGCGCCGGATTGTCGAGCACGTGGTGGACGACGAAGGCGTCCGACGCCGGGTCGCCCAGCGCCCGGGCGACGTCGTCGACGCTCGCCCCCGGCGCCGGGGCCGCGTCGGCCGCCACGGTCAGGGCCGCCTTGGCCTTCTTCGCCGCCCGCAGCGCGCGCAGGCCGCGCACGAAGCCGTCGGCGAGAACGCCGGCGCCCAGCCCCTCCACCGTGCGCTTGAGCCGGCCCGCGAGCTGGCCGTCGTCCTCGTCGGTCGCCAGGAACGCGGTCACCGGGTTGGCGAGGTCCGGGTGGGCCTCGATCAGGTCGGCGAGCTTGGCGTCCTGGCCGTCGAAGAAGGCGAAGTCCGAGATCGCGCCCTTGACGGCGGCGAGCGCCATCTGGCCGCCGGCGGTCGCGGTGCGCACGCCCTTGAGCAGCTTGCCGCCGGTGGCATAGCCGGCCAGGAACTGGCTGATGCCGCGCACCAGGCCGCCGGTGACCGTCGTCGGCTTGTTCACTTCGGGCAGGGTGATGCCGGTGTCTTCCGGCCGCGCCGGCACCGACAGCTTCGGGTCGAGTTCGCCGGCCTCGTTGAAGATCTGCGGCGAGCCGAGGCTGCCGGCAGTGGTCTCGACCCAGTCGGCCGCCTGGTCGGTGAGGTCGAGCACCGCCTGCAGGCCGTCGCGGATGCCGCCGGCGATGCCGCGGATCGGCGCCTCGACCAGGCCCTTGCCGATATCGGCCGCCACCCGGGCGGGCGCCCCGCCGTCGGTGCGCGCGGCGGTGCCGGCGAGGTTGTCGCCCAGCCCGGCGCCGGTGATCCGGCGGAACAGCGACTGGCCGGCCGGGGTGCGCGGGCCGTCGGCCACCGCGGCGGCGTAGGCGGCGAGCGCGTCGCCTGTCCCGGGCTCCGACCCGGGATCCGGCCCCAGCGCCCGCCCGAAATCGAGCGTGCCGGGCTCAGGCATCGAAGGTCTCCTGCCACAGGGCGAGCTGCTCGGCGGCGCGGGCGGCCTCGAGCGTCGTCAGGGTGCCGGCGGCGAAGCGGGCCGCCAGCGAAGCCACCGCGGTCGCCAGATCGGCCGGGCCGGCCGGGCGCAGCCCCTCGACCGGCTCGAGCCGGGCGCGCCGCGCCTGGCGGACCCGGGCGGCGACCGCCTGGGCGGCCTTGAGCCCGCGGTCGGGCTCGTCGGGCCGGGCGGCGAGCAGGTCGTGCAGCTCGTCGAGCCCGGCCATGCGGTCGGCGCGCTCGGCCCCGGTCTCCGGCCGCCAGGCCGGCGCCAGGGCCGCCACCTGCTGGAGCGCCTGGCGCTGCCACGGCTTGGCCGCCGCGTCGCGGTGGACCGCGGCGAAGCCCTCGATCGACAGGCGCCCGTCGGCGAGCGCGCGCCGGGCCTCGCCGCCGACGTCCTCGCCGGCGAGGGTGCGTGAGCGCAGCTCGGCGGCCGTCGCCGGATCGTGGCCAACCGCCACGCCGATGCGGCCGAAGGCGTCGAGGTCGTCCGGGGCCAGGCGACCGGCATTGCCGGCGAGCCAGCCGTCCGGCACCCGGCCCTCGGCGAGGATCAGCCGGTCGCCGGCGGACGCGGTGTCGCGGGCGGCCCGGGCCTCGGCCAGCTCCTCGGCGTCGCGCGCCCGGTTGGCGGCGGCGATCGCGGTCTGGGCCGCGTCGTCGCGCACGGCATGCGCGGCCGCCGTCAGGGCCTTGTGGCGCCCGGCCGGGATCTCGAGGTGCCCGAGCCCGCCGGCGGCGATGAAGCCCACCGCCGCTTCGGGCTGGCGCGCGATCAGGTCGGTGACCGTGGCGACCGCGCTGTCGTCGGCCAGGCGCTGATGATAGCCGGCCGCCTCGGCGGCGGTGATGTAGCCGCCGGCGAGCACGTCGTCGATCGCCGTCGCCGCCACCGTGAGCGCCACCGCCCGGCCGTCGGCGTCGTCGGCCGTGCCGGCGGCGCGCGCCGCGGTCGCCACGAAGCCCGGCAGCGAGCCGCGGAGGCCGGCGACCTCATCGGCGAGCGCCCGGCGGCGCACCGTCAGGCGCGAGACGTCGGCGAGCGGGCCGAACCAGTCGTCGAAGTCCGCGCCGGCGTCGTCCCTGATCAGGTCGCGGATCCCGGCGGCGCCGGCGTCGAAGGCCTCTTCCGGCGCCCGGCCGGCGGGCGGGTCGCCGCCGCCACCCTGCTCGAAAGCCTGCTGCTCGAGCGCCTTGACCTTGCCCACCGCCTCGGCCTTGGCCCGGTAGCGGCCGCCGTCGGCGCGGGCCCGGCCGATCGCCTTGCCCATCCGGGCGATCGCCCCGCCCAGCCCCTCGACGGCTCGCGCGGTCGCGTCCAGCGGCTTGGCGTTGGCGTTGCGCGGCGCGTCGGGCACGCTCAGCCTCGGCTGATATGTGGTGATGTTGGCCATCAGCCGAGCGCGCTCCATTGCTGGAAGCCGCCGAGGATGGTCGAGGCGGCGCCGATCGGCCCGGACTTGCGCACGTCCTTGGCCTTTTTGCGCTCGAGCACCGCCTCGCGCCGGAGGGCGTCGGTCCGGAGCACGGTGTCGGTGCGGATCTTGAGCGCCTCGAGCTCGGCCTCGCGCGCGCTGTCGAAGGCGAGCAGCAGCGGCGTGCCGGTGGCGGTGTCGACGCCCGCCTTGGCGAGGTCGACCAGCTGCTGGCCGAGCACCCGGCGGCCCTGGCGGCGCTGGATCTCCTCGCGCCGGAAGCCGAGCTCGGTGGTCTGGGTCGCTTCCAGCTCGCGCACCTTGGCGTTGTACTCGAGCGCGTCGGCCTCGGCGTTCGACCGGCTGATCTGGCCGAAGGCCTGGAACGCGGTGCCGATCAGTCCGAGAGCCGCCATGCACATGGGTCCGCCCTCCTAGCTCACGTGGACGATCTTGGTGGCCGACAGGATCTGGCACGCGAACGGCCCCTCGACGATCAGGTCGAGGAAGTCCTCCGCGGTCCAGTCGTCGTCGACCAGGGCGTCATGGATGCCGCGGGCAAACGCCGGCGCGGTGTCGAAGTCCTCGCCGCCGCCGAACAGCTCGAGCCGCTCCATGGCGTCGTAGTCGTCGCGGTCGCCGACCAGCACCGACCCGGGCGTGCCGTAGAGGCGGATTTTGATCCCCTTGACGGTGCGCTCCTGGCCGTCGGTCGGCCCGTCCTTCAGTTCGGCCGCGGTCGGCAGGAACCGGATGTGGCTGGTGTAAGGCAGGCCGACGGTGACCGCCGACGCCGCCGCCGGCAGGGTGACCGCGCCGCCGGCGACGACGAGCCCGGCGACGTGGCTGCCGTCGGCGACCGCGTCGACGGTGGCGCCTTCCAGGTGGTCGAAGCCGGTCAGCACCGTCGCCGGCGCGCCCGAATAGGTGAGCTGGCTGTCGAGATGGACCAGGTCGGCGGGATCGGTGTGGATCGCCCGGTCGAAGCCGCGGCGGATGCGCTCGACCAGGCGGACGGCGCCGCGGCTGACGATCAGGTAGAGGTCGTCGAACTTGCCGTCCGGCGCCGGGATGGCGGCGACGTCGTCGACCAGAGCCTGCCCCGGACCTGATCCGGGGTCCAGATGCCGGTGCCAGCCCAGCACCTCGTGCTCGCGAAAGAACGTGAAGCCGCGCAAGGCTCCGGTTTCCGTCACGCACCACATGATCCGGCGCGGGCTGCGCTGCCAGGCCATGCGCGAAATCCCGGGCGCGGTGATGTGCTCGGCCGCGGCGGTGAGGTCGTTCGACACGAAATCGTCGATCTGGAAATCGTAGGTCCACTCCATCAGCCGGCGGGTGTCGGCGGCGACGTAGAGGGTGGCGGCGTTGACGCGCACCGGCTCGATGAAGGCGGCCCCCTCCGAGGATGACGGCAGGAAGCGGATGTTGTCGGGCGTGATCGCCTCGGCGAGGTTGCCGCCGGAGCGGCCGTAGAACTCCTCGCCCGTGGTGCCGATCGCCAGCATTTTGCCCGACGCGATCCATTGCGGCGTGTTCACCCGCTGGGTCTCGCCGCCGGCCAGCCGCCAGACCATGGCGAGGTCGGCGTCGGTGCCGGCGAGATGGTTCTCGTAGTCGCCGCTGACCGACAGGTAGAGGGTGACGAAGTCGGCCCGGGTCGGGCCCAGCACCATGCGCTGCTCGTGGAACTTGACCAGGCTGGGATAGCCGCGCAAGGCGCTGAACGCGCCCTCGGCCCACTTGTAAGTGCCCGCGCTCACCACGTCGTCGGGCAGGGTCTCGATCACCTCGGCGGTGGCGGTGGCCCCGCCGGCGGCGACCGCGGTGATCTTCACGATGCCGTAGCCGGAATGGACATAGGCCCAGGTGACGTAGGTGGCGCCCGAGCCCTCCGAGCCTTCGGCGTGGTTGGGCGCGTTGGGGCCCGAGTTGGCGGCGTTGTCGGCGGCGTAGACCTTCTCGTTGGCGCGCACCTTGTCGCCGGCGGCATAGGCGACGTTGCCGACCCACTTGTCGGGCAGGGCCTTGTCGGCCTCGTCGAGCCGCCACAGGGCGCCGACCTGGCCCGGGTCGAAGGTGAAGCCGGTGGCGGTGAGCACGATGCCCGCGCCGGTGGCGGCCGAGGCGCGGATCGCCTTGGCCTGGTCGACATTGACGTCGCGGAACGGGCCGTTCTTGAGGTCGGCCGGCGCAATCGTCCAGTCGTCGTGGTCGTGGCGCTCGAGCTTCTGCAAGGCGACGTCGGGATGGGCGATGAAGATGACGTTGGCCGAGGATGCCCAGCGCAGTTCGGCGAGCTGGTCGGCCGTCCACGGCAGCGCGACCTCGTAGACCGCCGGGCCGGCACCGGCCAGCACCAGGGCGCCGTCGCGCCAGAACCGGCATTTGCCGTGGCCGATCTCGATCACGTAGCTGTCGGCGCGGCTGAACTGGAACGGCAGGAACACCGACGCCGCATAGGCTTGCCCGCAGAATTCGGTCGGCGGCCGCCGCGTCAGGCCGCCCTGGGGCAGCACGATCCAGTCGGCGCAGACGCTCAATCCGGTGACGTAGCGCTGGAAGTCGGGCCGGCCCTCGAGCAGGGGCGAGATCTCGCCGCTGGCGAACGAGGCCTGGGTCTTGCGGAGTTCCGGCGCCGGCATCTAGTAGCCCGCCTCGAGCCACGGCGAGAACCCGGTCTCGACCTCGAGCACCCGCTCCTGGGCATCGGCCTTCTTGGCCTGCCGGCGCAGCTCGACCAGATCCTCGCGGATATCGCGCTTGATCGAGCGCTGGCGGCCGAGCCGGGGCGCGATCGCCACCGCGAGCTCGGCGACCAGCAGGCGGCGGAACAGGGCGTCGAAGCGGGCGACGTCGGTCACCCGCGCCGAATAGGCGATGGACAGCGGCGCGGCGAGGTCGGTCACCAGCATGCCGTTCGCCTCGACCTGCCAGGCGTCGTCGGGACAGCCGTCGACCTCGCGCACGCGCAGGCAGTCGCCGGGCAGTGCGAAGGCGCGGGCATAGCCGTAGACCGGCGCCGTGCCGGCCGCGGCCAGCGACACGCGGGCCTTGTTGAAGTTCCAGGGATACTCGCGCTGCAAACCGTCCCTGGTCGACGGGTAATGGATGGTGCAGACGCGCGCCGCCTTGGAGTGCGCCTGGTCGAGCGACGTGATTTCCTTCAGCTCGACGAGCCCCAGCGCCTCGTTGCAGATCCCGACTTCGGACGCTTCGGCATAGAGCGGCATCGGCCTCGCCTTCTTTCACCCGTCATCCCCGCGAAGGCGGGGACCTCGATCCGCACACTCGGACCAGACGGAAACCCCGGCGCCGCTCCACTTGTGCGGCAAGATGGCGACCCCTTCGGGTCGGCGCGGCGCCGGGGCCGTTCCGGCCGAAGCCGGATCTTCGTTCGCCCGAGGGCCTGCCCCCGGGCTTGACCCGGGGGTCAGTCGACGACGTAGTCGATCTCGAAGCTGATCGTCTTGTTGCCGGCATGGGTCGAGGCAATGACGCAGGTGGCGACCAGCTCGAGGGTGCCGCCCGGGTTGGCGGCGAGCCCGAGCAGCTGCCACAGCTCCTTGCCCATGTCGGCCGGCGCCACGTCGGCGAGCAGCGCCGTCATGCCGGCCGCCGCCAGGTTGACCGCGTCGGCGAGATCGTTGCCGTTCTCGGTGCCGCCGACATTCCAGTCGGTCGCCGTGGTGAAGTCCTCGTGATGGATGGTCGACGACGTCTTGAGCACCGCGTTGGCCGGGA